TTCTTCCGGAAGCAATCAAGACACTCACCATCAAGAAAGCGTGATGCTATGATTACGCTGAAAGAGGCGAAAAACTATCTGAGAGTGGATTATGAGGAGGACGACAGTCTGATTCAGAATCTGCTTTCTACAGCAAAAAATCTTGTAATGGACGTTGGCAGAATGGACGAATCAGCATTTGCTGAAAATGAAGATACTGTGCGGACAGCGATGCTTTTCGCACTTGGTTATCTTTATGAAAACAGGAGTAATCCTGATTACAAAAAGCTGACTTTAAATCTTCGTTCAATTCTGTTTGCACAGCGAGAAGGTGTGATGTAATGGAAATCGGAACTTTGAATCAAAGAATTACCATTCTGGAACACAGGACTGTTATTGATGAGATTGGAAATCACATTACCAAGTGGGAAGAAACATTCTCCCTATGGGCAAAGGTGACTGTAAAAACAGCAAGTGAAACCACGGATGCAGCAATAACCAAAGAGGTACAGAAGCTTGAATTTCTGGTTCGTCAAAGTCCTGCATCGATGAACATCAACAGTACCAATTTCCGTATTCTTTTTAGGAATAACATTTACAATGTCACCGGAATTACTCCTTTATACGACCACAACAACTACATGAAAATCGAGGGTGAGATAAGAAAGGCCGGTGTTTCCAATGACTTCAATTGATGCAATGGCTGATGAGATTATGAAAGGGCTGACAGATTATGCTGACCTTGCAGATGAGGCGATGAAAAAGGCGGTCAGAAAGACTGCAAAGTCTGTAAAAGATGAAATATCCGCCAATGCTCCAAAGAGAACAGGTGCGTATTCAAAAAGCTGGACAGCCAATAAAGTCAGCGAGAACAGCCATTCTCTGCAAATGACGGTTTATTCCAAGAACCGCTATCAGCTGGCTCATTTATTGGAGCATGGTCACGCCAAGCGTGGCGGTGGGCGTGTTGCAGGAAAACCGCATATTGCTCCGGCTGAACAGAATGGCGAAGAATTATTGGAAAATCTGATCAGAAAGGCATTATCATGACCTATGAAGAAATCAATGAAATGATGCAGGAAATGGATTGTCCTTTTTCCTATCATCACTTTGCAGAGGGCGAAAGTCCTGCACCGCCCTTTCTGCTATTTCTTTCTCCCGGCGAGCATACCTTTTCGGCTGATAATCTGATGTATTACAGCTTCAAACAGCTGGACATTGAACTGTACACGGATAAGAAATCACCGGAAGTGGAAGAACGTGTGGAGGAAATTTTAAGGCAGCATCACATTTTTTACAACAAGACAGAAGCATGGATAGAGTCGGAAAGGCTCTATGAAGTGCTTTACGAAACGGAGGTATAACCAATGGCGAACAAGAAAAACAAGGTTAAATTCGGTTTGCAGAATGTCTACTGGGCGAAAATCAATGAATGGGGCGAAGATCCTGACGGCAACAAGACTGTCCCTGCATATGGTCCGTCAAAGCATCTCCCCGGCGCTGTATCGCTTTCTATTGATGCAAACGGTGAGGCAGAAAATTTTTATGCGGATAATGGCGTTTATTACGTCATTAACAACAATGCAGGATATACAGGCGATCTTGAAATCGCTCTTATTACGACAGAATTTGCAACGGAAATCTTAGGAGAAATCCTTGATAATAATGGTGTTCTGGTGGAAAAGAATGATACAGAACTTGCACAGTTTGCATTGATGTTTGAATTTCTGGGTGACAAGCACCATATCCGACACGTGATGTATTGCTGTTCCGCTTCTCGACCTGCAACAGAATCTGCAACCACTGAGGAAAGCACAGAAGTCAAGACCGAAAAACTGTCACTGAAAGCTACTCCTTTGCCGACAGGTCTTGTGAAGTCCAAAACTACTGAAAGCACCACAGATACAGTGTATAATAACTGGTTCAAAATGCCGTATAACCCTGATACAACAGTCAAATCTTCTACAAAATCATCATAAGGAGGTATTGCTATGGCTATTCAGAAAAACATTACAATTGATGGTATTTCCGTTCCTTTCAAGGCAAGTGCTGCTGTGCCACGTTTGTATCGTCTGAAATTCCGCAGAGATATTTATAAGGACTTTGCTGCACTGAAAACTGAAGTCACTGAGGGTGATGAAAATAAAAGCGAAATAGGCATTGAAAGCCTTGAAGTCTTTGAAAATATCGCCTACATCATGGCAAAACACGCTGATTCCAATGTTCCTGATAACCCTGATGATTTTCTGGAACAGTTCAACACATTCAGCATTTATGAGATTCTTCCTCAGCTTATCGAACTATGGGGATTGAACACCGCAACGCAGGTTGAATCTAAAAAAAACATCGCCAGACTGACCGCCCGATGACAACCCCTCTTTTTCTCCTGAGATGCAAACAGCTCGGTCTTTCTATGACCGAGCTGGATTTGCTTACTATTGGACTGATCAATGATATGTTCACGGAACGTGAGAATGATGAATATTCAGGGTGGAATGAGGTTGCTGGACAGGCGGACTTCGATGCATTTTAACCTTTAAAGACGTTTGTCCTGTGATAATACAAATAGACTTTCATCTCTTCACTGATTAACTCATCAGAAATTTTCATCTTATCGTTGACATTCAAAAAAATCTTATCCATGTCACTAAGTTGACTTGAAATCATTATCTGTCCCTCATCAGAAAATGAGATGTATCCTTTATCAAAGAGTTTATCATGGTTAGGACACAGCAGCAGTCCATTGAATTTGGAAAGCTTTTCATTAGGATCACTCTTTGACCACGGCTTAATGTGACTGGCTATTAAAAATGATTCATTTGAAACACTGCATAATGCGCATCTTTTATGAAATCTCTTAAGCATTTGGTCTCTGAATACGCCTTGATTAACACGTTGCTTAACAAGACATTCATATTCTTCACCTTTAATATCAGAGTTTGCTTCGACGGTGCAAATTAGTTCATTGAGTGCTTTTTGATAATCATTGAGATAATTCTGCACAATTTGATTTATTTCATCATTACCATACCAGATATTACAACGTCCCATTCCAGTGACTATTCTTTTTCTTTGCTCACTTGGAATTAAGATTGCTTGTTTTGTTGTAATATTATATCCTGCTCCTTCACATTCTGAACGCTGTGCAGCAATATTATCAGGTATCGGCTGTTTCTTTCTGTACACAGTTGCATCTATGTAAAAGCCTACAATCTTAGCTTGGTGGCATACCCAGACAACAAGCACCCCATCTATGTAATCGGCATTTGGTGAAGCACCAAAGTTCCTTTGAATATCGATAGTATCATGTGTAGATTGGACATAACCATAGTACAGATTATCATGCCTCGTAAAATTATTAACTTCAAGTGGTACATTGTTTTCTGTATAAGAACCACCGCCATGATAATCATCAATGACGAAACCATTGTATTCATCCATTTCTCTTACGTTACAATACAGTATTTTCATTACAATCACCTCTTGGCAAGAAGCTGTTTTTTTCATTATATTCTATTTTAGCAAAAAAGTCAATATTTAGAAAGGAGAAAAACCGCATGGCAAACAGAATCAAAGGCATTACCGTTGAAATTGGCGGAGATACTACCAAGCTATCCAAAGCACTGGAAGGTGTCAACAAGAGCATCAAAAATACCCAGACACAGCTGAAAGATGTCGAAAAACTGCTGAAACTTGATCCAAGAAATACAGAACTGCTTTCTCAGAAACAAAAACTTTTAGCCGACAGCATTTCTGCAACAAAAGAAAAACTTGCAACGCTGAAAACTGCCGCAGAACAGGCAAACACCGCTCTTGCAAACGGTGAGATCACTCAACAGCAATACGATGCTTTGCAGCGTGAAATTGTTGAAACAGAAAACGAATTGAAACGTCTGGAAACAGAGGCAAAAAATGCAGGTTCTGCCCTGCAAAAAATCGGAGATGCAGGAGAAGTCCTCCAGAATGTCGGCGGTAAAATATCCGGTGCAGGTGAAAAACTTCTTCCCATTACCGCAGGCGTTACTGCCCTTGGAACTGCCGCTGTGAAAACCGCCTCCGACTTTGATTCTGCAATGTCAAAGGTTGCCGCTGTATCTGGTGCAACCGGCGATGACTTGCAGGCTTTGCGTGATAAAGCACGTGAAATGGGCAGTAAGACGAAGTTTTCCGCCAGTGAAGCCGCCGAAGCCATGAACTATATGGCAATGGCAGGCTGGAAAACAAATGATATGCTGTCTGGCATTGACGGCATTATGAACCTCGCCGCCGCCAGTGGTGAAGATCTTGCCACGACCTCTGATATTGTTACAGACGCATTGACCGCTTTTGGATTGACTGCATCAGACAGTGGTCATTTTGCCGATGTGTTAGCTGCTGCAAGTTCTAACGCAAATACCAATGTTTCCATGCTTGGGGAATCTTTCAAATACTGTGCTCCGATTGCAGGTGCTTTGGGGTTCTCCTGTGAAGAT